GGCCGTGCTTGATGTCGTGCGTCTTCAGCACCGCGTGCTTGATGCTCTTGGCGTTGAAGAGCTCGTCGTCGGCCTCGGGCGAGCCTGCCGGCTTCTCAGGCGGGATGATCGGGTGCGCGTCCAGGAACTTCTTCGTGCCCGGGTCGGTGACGCCGACGCCCTGCGGAGCGGCCTCCGCGATAAGGTCCTTAAGCCTCTTCATCTTCGCCCTCTCCATCGGCGCCATCGCCGTCCAGGTTCTCGTCGTCGGCGCTGAGCTCCTGCTCCTCGTCGTCCAGGCTCTCGTCGCTCGCCGGGTAGTACGCGGCCTGGACTAGGTCCAGGGCGCGCTGGCGCACGAGCTCGTCCATGCCGTCCACTACCTTCACGGGCTGGCCGGCGATCGCGGCGCGCACAACGTCGATGGTGTCCATTTGTCCTTCCTCTCTGATCCCGCGCTTGGCGAGGACCCGCTTCGACATCTCGCGGTGGAGCGGGTCGGGGTGGTTGGCGGCGTCTCCCTTGAGCTGGTCGACGGCGGTCTTGTCCAGGCCGCCGGGCTTCTTGCCGTCCTTCTTCGAGCTCCAGGTCTTCGTCGTAGCCATGTTGCCTCCTACTTATTTCTTCGACTTCGAGGCCGAGCGCTTCGCCTTGGCGGCGGCGTGTCTGACCTTCAGCTCGCGGTGGCGGGCCTTGATGTCGGCGATCGTGTCCTTCATCTTCTCCCGGTCCGCGTCGTGGCGGTCCTGCATCTTCTGCTTCTCGATGTCGTGCTTGTCCTGGGCCTTCGCCATCTCGTCCTCGTGGTCGGCCTGCAGGTCCGAGAAGGCCTGCTGGGCGTTCACGTCGTCGTCGTAGGTGAGACCCTGGTCGGGGAGCGGGTTGCCCATCATGTCCGTCTGCACGGAGTACATCGGGTCCAGGCGCTCCTGCATGATCTGCTGGTTGATCTCCTGGAAGTCCTCGTCCGTCTGGAAGAGCAGCTTCTTGCGGACCCACTCGTTGGAGACGAAGCGGCCGATGAAGGGGACCACCAGCTGGACCGCCGTGTAGCGCTCCGTGATGACCGCGATCTCCTTCAGCTGGGAGAAGTAGTTGTCCTGCGCCCAGTCGAAGTCGATCAGGTACTTGATCTGGTCCCAGTCCTCGGGCGTGAGGATGTTCTTGAGGATCAGCTGCCGCTCGAGGAGCTGGAGGAAGAGCTCGGAGAACTTGGTGCGGACCCGGTCGATGAACTTGGTGAAGTCCACCTCCTCGCGGCTGATCTCGCCGGCGCGGCCGAACGGCTGGACGTAGAGCTGGTCGAGGCGGCCTAGAGGCACGTGCAGCGACTTGTACAGGAGCTTGAGGAAGAACTCGACCTCCTCCATGACGCCCCAGTTGGCGGCGCCGTCGAGGGTCTCGATCTGGGTCCCGCGGCCGCCCTCGCGGCGCGACAGCCAGAAGTCCTCGAGCATCGTCATGTGCTTCCGCTCGTCCTTCATCGCCCCTGTCATCGGGTCGAAGACGAGCTTGTTCTTGTACTTCGTCATCATGTCGTTGACGTACTGCTCCGCCTTGTGCTTGGGCAGGTCGCCGACGTCGATGTAGAAGACTCGCCGCTGGGGCGCGCGGACCAGGCGGTAGATCACCGCGCTGTCGCTCACCGTGCGGAACATGTTGAACGGGCGGATCGCGTCGTGGAGGTAGCCGTAGACGATCTTGCCGGACTCGTCGAGAATGCCGCTCGTCACGTGGGCGATCGAGTCCTTGGCGATCTTGATGCCCGTGTCGTTGGCGCCGACGCCGGCCGCCTGCTGGGTCGCGGACTGCTTCGTGTCGAAGCCGCGCTCGGCGTAGATGAAGTACTCGGCCCTGGTCTTCTGGACGGTGATCGACTGCCCGCCGGACACCGGCATGCGCTTGGTGTCGACCTCCTTGACCTTCTTCATCTTGCGGGGGTCGAGCCAGCGCATCTCCACGATGCCGTTCTGGAGGGCCGCCCGGTCGATGATGCAGTGGTAGTAGAGGCGGCCGTCGACGTACCAGGTGCGGAAGATGTCGTACGCCTTGGTCTTGAACTCCAGGAGGCGGAGGACCTCCTGGAACTCCGCCTTGATGGCGGCCTTCACGTTGTCGGAGAGGGGGACCGCGTTGAGGTCCAGGTCGATGATCGGCGTCTCCTTCTGGACGACGATCGCCTCGTTGACGATGTGGTCGATGGCCTGCCTGATCTCGGGGGCCAGCGCCATGGTGCGGTACTTCGTGACGAGCTCAGCCTCGGTGCGGGCGGAGCCGTCGAGGTCGAGGTACGTACCGTACGAGCCGCCGACGGGGCCGTGCTGTACGATCGTCGCGCCGTCGTCGTTCTGGGGAGGGGCGAAGGACTCGTGGTCCTGTGGCGCCCGCTTGATTTGCCAGCCGAATAGGTTCATGCGACTATTTACCCCGCGGCTGGCGTATAGGCTAGGAAGCCCCCGTTAGGGGGCTCCTTGAGATTAGCGGCCGTTGCCGTTGAAGGAAGTCTCGCCGCCAGCGTCGAAGATCGGTGCGATCGGGGACGGGCCGGCGTTGCCCTGCTCGCCGTCGGGCTGGATCGCGGTCCAGAGGTCGTACGCGAAGGTCACGCGGAACTCCTGGATGGTGTTCACCTGACCCCAGTCGAGCTGCATGGGCTCGACTTCCTTCGGCCAGAGGCCCTCGAAGTTGTACGCGGCGATCGGGTTGCCGGCCTTCGAGAAGGCGGTCACGGTCGCGACGGACTTGTAGCCGCCACCGAGCTGGGGGTTGTTGCTGGCGAGACCGTTATACGCCGCAGCCGTCTGCCAGTTGGCGACGTGCATGTTGATCTCGTTCGACCACGCCTCAAGCGCGCGGCGGATGGCGTAGTCCTCGTCGTTGAGGACGGTGATCTCCCAGTCGGGGAAGATGCGGTCGCCGTTGAACTTGACCGGGCGGCCGAAGTAGTGAACGTCCACGGACTCCATGGGCGCGTTCGGGATGGAGCCGGCCTTGATCAGGAACGACATCCTGCGGTTGTCGGGACCGGCGACGAAGGTCGGGAGCTGGAGGTCGACCTGGAAGTTGGACGGGCGGGCACCACCGAAAAGGAGGCCGTTCGCCTTGAAGTCGTGAATGTTAAACGCCACCTGATGGTTCCCCTGGTTGACGGAATTGTTCTGCGGTTATTTATGCGCGGTTATTTAGCATCACACCATGAACGCGACGGCCAGCCCCTTGTCGATCAACTCCTGGTTGATGAGGCGGTCGCCGACGTAGACCTTGGCGAGGAGGCGGCCGTACTTGTCGCCCTCGTCCTTGATGGTCACGATGCGGATGGTGTTCTTGCCGGTCGGCAGGTTGTCGATGAGGTACTGCTTCGCCTCGTTCGCCTTGGCGCGGACGGCTGGGTCCTTGTCGTGGAGCTCCGGCGTGTTGACGCCGTAGAGGCGGAGGCGCTGCTCGTTGAAGACGCGGATGCCCTGGTCGACGAGCAGGTCGACGGTGTCCCCGTCGATGACCTTGATGAGCGTTGCCTGGTACTCGTACATGGTGTCTCCTCACGAAAAAGGCCCGGGCGTGAACCCGGGCCAAGTTTGTAGAAAGCCGTCGGCCTTTGTTAGCCGAACTTGCCCACAACTTCGTTGAACTGGACGTCCGTGCCGACGGCGACGAAGTTCAGGGTGATGAAGTTGATGGCGCGCGCGGGCTTCAGGTAGATGTCGCCCACGAACTCGTTGCGGTCGATGACCGAGCCCGGGTTGTTGGTGCTGTCGCAGACAACCAGGAAGTCCGTGAGGCCGCGGCGAGCCTTGACGTCACGGAGGAACGGGATCACCATGTTGCGGAACTGCGCTCGGGTGAACTCGTCGTTGAACTCGAAGAGGCTGTACTTCGCAGCGGTGCTGATGGCCTTCTCGAGGACGATGAAGAGGCGGCGGACGTTGATGCGGTCGAAGGCGGACGGCTTCGCGAGAAGCGTCTTGTCTCCGTACAGCACCGTGCCCTGGCCCGTGAAGGTCACGACCGGGTTGACGCCGCTCTTGTAGAGCACGTCGCGCTCGGACTTCTTCGGGTTGTACGCCAGGCGGACGAGGTTCTTGACCTGGCCGCGGTTGAAGCCGGCGGGGCTCCACCACGCGTCGCGGTCAGCCTCGGTGCGGGCGGCGAGACCGGCCATGTCGCCGCAGAGCGGGACGTAGCGGTACACGTCGTTGTAGCGGTCGTACATGTACTTGTAGCCGCTGTCGAGGAACGCGTAGCTCGAGGAGCGCAGCGTGTTGCGGTGGGCGACGATGTCAACCGCCTCGTTGCCGACGTTGTTCACCACTGCCTGCTTGCGCGGGGAGGCGAACACAACGCAGTCCTTGCGGTTCTCTGCGATGTTGTCGATGAGGTAGTTGGTCAGCTGGCCGTCGAGCGAGCCGCCGCGCGGCTTGCCGGTGATGACCAGTCCGACGTCCACGTCCTCGGCGTTCTGGAACAGGTCCCAGGCAGCGGCGAGGGTGCCGATGGACACGTTGGCCTCGTCAGCGCCGTCCTGGCCAGCCTGGAGCGAGATGTTCAGGATGGAGGTCGTCGTCGCGGACGCGATCGCGGTGGCGTTCGCGGACGGGGCGTTGGCGCGGTCGTGGGCCCACCAGACGAACTCGGACTGCTGGTTGATGACCGTCTTGTAGTAGTTGGTCTCGTTGTCGGCCGTGCGGGCGTCGGTCACGCGCGAGAGGTTCGTGAAGACCTCGAGCACGGTGCCGGGCACGCCGGTGAACTTGCCGAGGTTGTCGACGACCACGACGTGCAGCTCGTCGTTCGCGGCAGAGTTGCCCTGCTCGGCGACGTAGTTGGACTGGCCGGGGGCCAGGTCCACGAGCTCCCAGAACTCCCAGTACTTGTTGACCGAGGTGTTGGTCGTGAAGTCCGTGGAGAGGCGGTAGTCGTTCTCGAAGGAGATCGTCAGCGTCGCGTTGCCGGACGTGGAGTTGCCCAGGACGTCCGTCGAGGAGTCGAAGTCGATGTTCGTGACCTTGAGGGTCTGCCTGCCGATGGACGTGTTGCCGACCTCGATGAGGTCAGTCACGGTCAGCTGGCCGGCCAGGGTCGTGGCCGCGGTCTGGGCGGCGGCGTTGGAGCCGGCGAGGATCGTGATCGTGGCGGCGTTGGAGCCGACGTTGATCGCGAGGGACGCGCCGGTGCCGAGGGACGCCAGGTTGATCGAGGTCGCGAACTGGTTGGCGGTGTCGCAGACGGAGACGCGGAGC